GCGACTAGAAAACCCTGGCTATGCCAGGTAAAAATTTCATCATCAAAAATTAATACGGCATAGCTCAGGGACAATAATGCCCCCCGTGTCAGCCACCGACACGTGGATTTTGTTTTAAGTACTGGAGAATCATATAACTCCACATTTTCTGAAAAGGGGTTTTGTCCCCTAAAAACCAACAACTAAACCGTTGTTTCCGCTGCTGGTTCGCTAGATTGCGGCACTCGAAATGCCACAGGTGCCCCGGTAAAGAAACCAAGGTTAAAATCTTCGCCGACCGATACATAGCATATAATACAAGATGCATAAGAATCAGTAGCTCTAACATCGGACCAAATCCGATGATAATGCCGAAAATCTCCAGCATCTGATGTCATATCTGCCATTTTGGCAGGGAAGAAACGATAGTTGGTATAAAAAGGAATTTCAGCTTCCACAACTGGATTATGCCGAGTGCTCGTTGCATAAGCACCATCCCAACCATGTGGGGAAAGCATCTCCAATTGTCTAACTCGCTCATATGAACTCCCATCATTTTGATCAATAAGTACAGTTTGTACTTGTTCATACCCAGACGCTGGATCGGAGTCGCGAGCAACTATAAGACTATGAGTGTCTTCGGCTAAAAAACCTACACGGAAATACTTCCAACGTAGACCTCCCCTTCTACCAGAAAAAGCAGGAGTGACATAATTAAGTAATGTCATCTTGCAATAATTATATGGTGTCTGGGCAGTGGGAACTGTCGTTCGATGTACAGCTCCTGGCGCATAACCCCGATAATAAGGAAAATCGCTATTGCGAACATCTAGCACACAATGCTTATTGATAAATTGGAACGGACATATAGAAGTATGATAATTATATCGCTTCAAACACTGACGAAACGACGTAACTGGATCGCCATAATACACACATGCAGTGTTATCTTGATCAGATAAAGTAGCTGCTAGTGTAGTAGATGGTTCCTCCTTCATAGGTTCATCTTCTCGCTTAGTCATATCCGAATCAGGTTGACTCATAGCAGTAGTCTCAGCCATCTGAGGAGAGAAAACTTCTCCCATCTGGGGTACGAACCAAGTCAAATTTTCAATATTGTCAGCTGACGGTCCAAACACTTCGAAGTCATTCCCTGTAGATACAAAAACATTTACTTCTATGTTATTGTTGGCAGTAGAATTAGGTACAGTCAAATCATTAACCACATAAGCGGAAACAATTCCATTAGCATAATTACCAGGATCGGCACCGAGAGGTGATTCACGGTAAGGAATGGGATCTATTCCAGGTTGGCGATGATCTAAAAGGCCCTTCTCACTACCCCATCCAATTTCAACAGTGAAATCTCGCTCTTTAGCAAGATCTATAATATATGTATAATTTGTATTATATTCATTGGATAAAGGATAGGAAGGATCAAAAGTTATTTTCATACGTCCTTTATGATAAGCTGATGCTACTATCTGAAATCGGAATTTCATCGTCCCTCTCCATTGACGAAATGGAAGAGTAGCAAAACAGCAGGCAGGCATATGAATTTCAGTAGTTCCGCCGCCTGTAGTTCTCTCATTCCACAATACTGGTGAAACTTCAGAAGTCCATAGAAGTGTCTCAGTGGAATCTGAAACATTCCAACTAAACGACGTTAGCCAAGACTCACGCTGTGAAATTGATTTTATCGACATTTCATCAGTTGAACCGAGGCCCATAACGCGTGGGTCAATAGTAAGCTCCTGCTTGACATCCAAGGTTAACTTATTAGAAGTATCGTGCATATTAGTATTAGCCAAGTTACCTATCAATGTAGGTTTATATGGTGTTATATCTGCAAGCTCGATTGGCCTTGAATAACCAAATAAGGACGCCACATTTGACACCGCACTTGCGGCCATTTCAGTGGCCCGGGCGTACATTCCGATAACGGGAATCTTACTTAACGCGCCTGCAGCTTTGGCAACTATACCAGCTGGACGCGAAATCGGACCAGTTCCATATTCATCTTGTACTTGGGGTGTGAAAATCTCGCCCATTTGTGGGACCAAAGCACCAGGTTCGTTTGCTGTAGGAATAGATAAGGATACATCCTCTGCCCAAACAAAAACGGACACAGTAACTCGATCAGTAGCACCATTAGCATGTTTTAACTTCTGCATACCATGGATAATAACTTCTCCCATTTCTTTCCATTCCATATCAGGAATCTTCAAAGCATTCTTATACCAGAAGAAAGGAATAGTAAGAGTACCACCTTGACTAGTAGTGGGATCCAAATAAATATGTGGACGCTGACTAGCGGCTACAATATCTTCAATAAAGAAGACACGATCCTTCGTAAAACTATCCAAATTATGGAGTGGTGTATATGAAGCTATCGCTCTCCCATAGTGGAACCCATTACCATTCAACATAATGCGCACTTTTAACTTACAGCGCATAAGATTAAAATTGGTAATACGATTAATTACTCTCTTATTCTGAAAGAAATCTTCCCAAGGGTTAAACTTTTGGAATATCCTATCATCTGTCGCCCAAGTGAAAGATTGAGTCTTTATTGGACGTGAAAAGAAGTTCCCCAAATCTGCATCATTTGTATCAGCAATACCAAAAGTAGAATCTGGCATACTGTCAACTGTGTAGTCCCATTGCGGTGTTTGATCACTGAAACGAACATTCTGATTCTGGGTCTCCAAACTTTCTCTGTTAATAGTAACGTTAAATTTATTATTTGTATTATAATCATTTGTAGCAAGCCTTTTTACCGCATAAGTGGATGGCTCAATCCACAAAGCGTTTGTTACTCAAGTGTGTAGCGAACACTCCCCTAAATAGGGGTACTCCACGGGGGGAGTGCTTCTTTCTGCAAGCCTATGCAATGTCCTGTGAGCAACTATTTGGACATCCATGGTAATCCAATACAGAAAGCCTCCTTTTGGTTGTATATAGTATAGACGTGGTAGGGTACGCCCAGTGGGATGCTTTTAATATGTCTTCCCAAGACATGCTTGCCTACTCGTACTTTTCTTTCCATGCACATAATCTGTCATCGAAAGTTACATGGACACCCGGACATCCATGTATAATATCTGCACGTGTGGCAATATCTTTCATTTGCGTCTGACGCTTATCGTATATCTCACGCCCATGTGAAAACCATTCACGTAATCCACCATCGATATTTTCCATCGCTTGTTGCTCACGCGTTAAAGCCTTAGACTTAAGGGCAGCATGGAGACTCTTAAAAATTGAATCTTCATCAAGTGCTCCCATAATCAAATTTGTATCAGCGCTATATACATTAGAACGCTTCAACAAGTCAGCTTCTTCATCCTTTAAATATGGTGTGGGCTCTGATTCCTTATCAGGCATCGTAAATTTCATATCCCGATCATCTAAAAATTTTGCTACAGCAATATGATTAAATTCGGGAAAATCTTCATGCACTGAACTCTTTGCATCATCACCATATGTAATAAGCGAACACACCTCACGAAATTCAGGAACATTTTCACGATCCTTTGTAATATGATAATATGCACACCTAAAAAGAAGCGCATTCACAATAGAATTGATGTATACAGTGAGGTTATGCCCCGAAGGGTTAGATCCATAATGTTGTATTAAGTCTCCATTATAAGCCATAAGAGGATAGCAAATATCGGTAGCAATACCTCCCATGACAATCAAATCACGTTTGGAATATCCACACTCCTCAGCAATATCCATC